ATCCCTTCTAATATTACTTCGTTATCTGTGATATTCATATTTGTATATAATAATATAACTTATATATAATAATGCTTTAATCAATATAAAAAGGGGTTGTATTGATGACATTTGGTGGTCGCTGAGTAATAAACATTCCGGGTGGCGTATATTTTAAAAAGATCTCTTCTATAATATCCGCAAATAATGTATTTTGTGCTGGAAAAGAATAATAGTCAAGAGCCATAATACTTAGTTTATTTATAATTTCAACAATTCTTCTATTCGTATTTTGTTCAGGTAATTTTGGAAGACTAACCCAGCCTCCTGATTTTTTATTAATAAAAGAGTGTATTATTCGTAAATAATCTTCGGCTACCTCTTCGGTTTTCACCTTGGAAATATCCATAGCAAACCCATAATCAAATATCATTATATTATATTTGCACGATTTCAAGTAATAATCGTTGCCTTTAAATATATAATGATAATAACCTTTCTCGTTATTTATTTGATATAAAAAGTTTCCATAGTGTGCATCTTTATGAACGCAATTTAACTTAATTTGAAATGTTGCAATTGATATAAATATTTGAAATATTAGGTTGAATATTAATTCGGAATCTTGTAATACTTCCCGCATACCAACAAGCATTTTAAGGTCTCCGTCTGCAAGCTCGTTTATGCTTATTAGTTTTAGTTTAGCAGCTATTCTCTTAGAACACACACAATGTCCATATATCATAAGAAAGTGTTTTGAAAGTTTTTTTAATAATATATCTCTTGTAATAATTGTCATTAGTTGCACCTCTAATTTATTATCTTCATCATACTTCATAATTTTTGAAGCGATTGGGTGAAAACCTAAAAGGGTTGGGATACTTGTTAAATAAATAGCACCATATTTACTTTTACTTCCTATTTTTTTTTCAAGATTTATAATGTTTCTTATTGTAAACCCATTTTCTCCATTAAAAGTTTTCTTTTCTAAACAATCATCCCTTCTCAATAATGACAATTTTTTTTTAAGCAAATAATAACGATTAATGCGATTTTGTAATATATATTTTTTTGTTAAAAGTTTATCTTTGAGAAAGTTTTGAATTTTCTTTGCTTTCATATTATCATATACTTCCTTTGAAAAAACGCGCGAGCTGGATTTATAAGAAGGTTTTTTAGATGCTCTTTTAAAACTTTCGCTATTATTATTTATTATGCTTGCATTGCTTGCATTGCTTGCACTTTTTAGTGTGCTATTTTTTTTAGGTAATATTATTAATTTTCTTTTAATAGCCGCTTGTAAAATTTTGATATTTTTATCTTTTGCAATTGTATTTGGTGTATTGCTTGCATCTTTTGATTTTTGTATATTTGATATCCTTTTCATTATTGAAATAATCTTTAAATAATCTTCTGATCCTTTCCTGGGCATACACCATTTATCACTGCCTTCATTATATTTTTTTAAAGCATCAATATATTTCATTGTCTATCTTTAGGTATCTCTATATTATAAAGTTATAAAAATTTATAAAAATAAGGATTTTTGCGGTTTATATAATTAGCTAATAATTAGCTAATAATAAAGGGGGTTTTGTTAATGACATTTGGAGGACGCCGAGTAATAAACATACCAGGTGGCGAATATTTTAAAAACACATTATCAATTATATCTGCAAATATTGTAAAAGAATATGGCAAGCTATTTGTCTTATCATAATATAATTCAGCATATATATTTTTGTAGATAATTGCTGTAATATCCTGAATTATTTTGGTGATATTAGCATCAGGTAAATTACGATTAGTAATCCATCCCTTATCTTTCTTATTAATAAACGCGTGTATTATTTTGTAATAATCGCCATATATATATTTATTTTGTTTTGCAATAATATCTTTATCAGTTTCATAATTATTGATTTCCTTTGCAAAGCCATAATCATATATAATCATATTATATTTACAAGATTTCAAGTAATAATCTTTGCCATTAAAGCTATAATGATAATATCCTATTTCGCTATTCTGTTGATATAGAAAGTTCCCATAATGTGTATCCCTATGCATATATCCTACAATGTTATGAAATGTAGCAATAGATATAAATGTTTGAAATAATATATTGAGCATTAATTCGTTGTCTTGTAATACTTTGCGCATACTAAAAAGCATTTTAAGGTCGCCGTCAGCAAGTTCGTTTATGCTAATTAATTTTAAGCGTTCGTCAATTATATTAGAACATATGCAATGACCATATATCATAAGGAAATGTCTTGAAAGTTCTGTTAAGATTAGTTTCCTGGTAATAATTAACATAATATTGACTTCATTTACATTACTATAGTTAAATTTCATAATCTTAGTAGCAATAGGGAATGGATTATGAAAACCAGGAACACTTGTTAAATATATTGATGCATATTTACTCTTAGTTCCTATCTTTTTCTCAAGATTTATAATGTTTCTTATTGTAAATCCTTCAAGTCCATTGAAAGTTTTTTTTTCTAAACAATCATCATCTCTTAATAATACCAGTTTTTTACTAAGTTCCTTATAGTTATTTATGCGTTTTATTAAATTATACATATCATATTTGCCACCTCCCTTTTTACCTTTGTAATACTTATATATATCCTTAGTAAATACGCGAGTATTGGAATTATATTTAGGTTTTTTTGATAAATTTTTTAGATTTACAACAATCTTTTCATTATTTATATAAATTTTTTGAGGTTTTTTATTTTTATTTTTATTCTTATTCAAAGCATTAATCATTTATTTTCTTGCAAATATTGACTTTCTATATTATTATATTATTATATTTTGCCGCATATGGTAATTAAAGAAGGAGAACCTTATCCATGTATTCTTTTAATCTTACAAAAGCAGTATCAGCATCTTCAGATACATTTAATTCATATTTAGGTAAAAATACAACAGGTTTCCATTGTTGCCCATCATCATTATTCTTTCTATAAGGAAAATATCTATTACCTATCATAGTACCTTTGGGTAATCTCTGCTGTAGTTCTGATAATATATATACTGGGTGGGTATAGTCAGCATCGTTATAATCATTAAGAATATTGTCTGTAAATAAAGGTAATGTTAAAACAGTAGAATTTGCAGGATTGGTTTGGTTAGGAAAATTGTCCGGCGAACTAATATCAGTAGGCAATCTATTAATTACACGGAATAGTATTCTTCCTAAACTAATATTTAGGTGTATATTTAAATGTCCTATAATAGGATTTGATGTCCATTGTTGTAAATAGGTTTTTGTATAATCAAAAGCAAGAAGATTATCATATTTACAATTATCTATGAAAGCTCTAATATCTAAGTATGAATTAAGTGTCGGTTTATTTGTGAAAAATTTGATTTTGGTGCATATCTCGTTTAAGTTTTCATTAGTTAATTCGGCTTTTGTAATAGGGTTTATTGGTTTATCGCAATATTGTATGCATTTTAATATATAATTATATATATTTACTGTATCAAAACGGAAATGAAACTCCCTGTTATTTGCATCATAATGAACTATATCACATGTATATTTTTGTTTTTTTGAGGGCATATCCTCAAAATCTTCTAATGTATTAGGGTCAGTGTCATTAATATAATATTTTTTCTTATCATTTTTGGCGTGTTTATCAAGATTTGTAATAAATGTTTTAGTTACTTTATCAAATTTTACAAATGATACTTTCGGCACTTGGCTGCTGCTTCCGCTGCTTCCGCTGCTTCCGCTGCTTCCGCTGCTTCCGCTTTTATTAAGATGACTTGATGTGGTATAAGCCTTAAAAACTTTATTAGAATTTGTTGCAGATAACGCCTTTGTTGCTTTAATAATATCATCATTTTTGTAAGCATTCCTTCCAATATTCAATGGCGAACCTTCCCAAACCCCCTTTCTTTGTTTTGGTGAAAATTTGCCTTCATATATGCGATCATATATTTCCTTCTTCTTTTCATATTCTTTAAATTTTTTTTTCCATTCGTTATCTTTCTCTTGATATTCTTGAAGAGCTTGCTCTTTTTCTTCATCTTTTGGTATCTGAAGTGATGATGACAAGATTTTGTATTTTTGCAAAACTTGGGGTAGCTGTGGTTTTCTTGGAGGCTGTGGTTCAACTCCCTTATTTCTATTAAATGGGTCTTTTATATATTTATATTTTATATTTTTAATATTATTATCACTATATAGTTTCAGTATATCATCATAGACGGCGAGTAATGTTTTACAAATATCTTTATCTTTATGACTATGATCAGCTATCTTGTAATATATATAATGAGTATTATTTAGGTGATGTGTCCTATCAGTATTAAAAGATATATTATATGTTGCAGTATATTTATAATAACTTAGTATTTGTCCTTTTAAATCTTCATTTGTCAAAGTAAGTTTAAAGATTTTAATATAGTATTTTAATACCTCTTTGTTATATATTGCTGTATTAATTTTATCTGCCGTAATCTTTGATTCGTGCATATACAATATATTTTTAATATCAGTGCATAATGTCTCAACTAAAATACCAATAGAAAATGCAGTATTACTGGGATCAATATGATGTAATAATATGTCAGCAACATTCTCATAACTTGTATTGTGCGAACTGTTCATAATAGCATCATAAATACTTAAATATAAATGGACATCTATCTCCTTGAGATATTCTACATCATAACTATATATATATTTTAAAGTTCGTGAATTTTGCAAAGAAATAAATTTTGCTATAAATAAATGATCGTAAAAGATGCTATCTATAATATCATTATTTGCATTTGTAATATGAAAAATAGCATGCATATTAGGCATACTATCTTTGATAATTGCACAGTCTTCAATTGTTAAAATTTCACTGCCATTTTGTAAAAAATGTTTCACTAATTTATTAATAATTTTTGCATATAAGGCGGCATACTCACTTGTGGGATTTATAGAAACCAAAATTGCCTTTCCTGTTAGTGGATTTACTGTAGGGTTATCTTTCCATTCTTTTGCAATTGCAATGATATCTATGTCTGGTGATTTTGCTTTAGCGACGGGACTACCTGTGTCAGTAAGAATAGTATCGGCGTTTGGTATACCAGTGAAATCATATCCTCTAATATTTTCAAAACACCACCGAATTATAATAGAGTATACGTCACCCCTATAAATATTTATTTGCCTTCCGGTTAAAGGATTTGTACACTTATCGTAAACTACATATGGTTCCCCTTTTTTAAGATTATCCAACCAAACAGAAATGCTATCATCTTTTATTCTATTTAACTTAGAATAAATTTCTTTTTCTTTTTTTTCCAAATTTTTAGTCGTCATTATCTTTCTCTATATAAATAATAATATAATATTATATATATTGTGATTAATTGATATTATGGATATTTTTGGGACTTTCGGGACTTATGATTTAATAACATATACAACAAACCCCGGATTTATGTCTTTGGCTATGATGGGATATTATAGTATGATATATATACTTACAAAATATATGAAAAATAAGAGTCCATATCAGTTAAAATATCCAATGCTAATCTATAATAATACTCAAATATTACTAAATATATATATGATATATGGATTGATGCCAGTGATTTCTTATCCAAATATTTATGGAATAAATATAGCATATACAAGCAATTTAAGATATTTTGTGTATATTCATTATTTATCTAAGTATTTTGATTATTTTGATACTGTATTTATAATTTTACGAGGGAAAGAAAAGCAGCAATTGTCATTTCTTCATGTATATCACCATAGCACTATAGGTGTTATTTGGGGCTTTCTGCTATATTGCGGGCACGGAAATGGCACGGCATCCTTTGGGTGCTTTATAAATAGCGTAATTCACTTAATTATGTATAGTCATTATCTATGCACATCACTTGGATATAACAATCCATTTAAAAAATATATTACGCGTGCGCAATTATTACAGTTTGCAGTTTGCTTAGTTCATTCGCTTGTTGTTATTGGGTTTGAGGATATTGTCCCTAAAAGATATGCTTTCATAGAGCTCATATATCAAACGACAATGTTAGTATTATTTAGCAAATTTTATTTTAGCTCATATAATCACGAGAACAAAAAAAGGATATAAAAATAAGATGACATATATATATAGCTTACAAGGGCATCAAACAAATCCACATATTTATATAATATGCAACAACAACAATACAGATACAATAATAGAAGATCTAACTTTGACGAACTCCGGAAAAACGAGACGACATCAAGAGCGGGATTAGGATGGGAGGCAGGAGAAGAAGAGAAACTTCTTGCTATGCGTTTGGAGAAATCATCATATGATGATATTGCTCTTGAACTTAAGAGGACATCGCGTAGTATTCAAACAAGGCTTTATCAGCATATTTGTAAATTGGTTGAAGATGAAAACGAGGATGAAGCTGTGCTTGTTCAAAAATACGATATCACATACGATGATTTTACCTTGTTTAAAACGCAGAGACAAGAGAAAATCAATAATTTTGAAAGCAGGAAGGAGAGCGGGTCTAAGCCATTCAGGAAACCAAAGCGATATGACACAAATGTAAGAAGCGAACGCGGCGAACGCGGCGAACGCGATGATGTTTCGCAATCGCAAACACAATATTTTACTCCTTATGAAAATAAAAATTATAATGTAAGGAATGAACTTAATACTCTTCGCCAGGAAGTTTATGAACTGCGTAAGCTGGTATTGGCCAAATGCTAATTAGTTTATATTAAGGACTTTCAATAATAACGAGATTGAGCTTATCAATGTCTCAATATTGCTTATATCATACATAAGATTATGTATATTATTAGACGACGCTGTATCAGCATTATTTTTATCTAATTCAACAATTAATGTATCGTTTTTTGTTGATATTTGAATGTATTTTACATTGCTAACATCTATATACACATTAGATAGTATAAGATTTTTTGCAATTTTCTCATTATTATTGTTAATATCCGTATTGTTAATGAACAACGTTGTATTAAGAAACAGCGAGCTATTAACGAATATAGAGTTATTATAATTATTTTCATTAATATTTGCGATTTGCGTGGTATTGATATAGTTAATTATATTGATAATATTCTCTATATCAATATTGCTGTTATCTTTGATAATGCGATAAAGTTTTTTAAAGTTTCTAACACCTATTAAATATTTCATATAGATGAATTTTTCATTGCAAATAATATTATTATAATTATTCCTTAATTTCAAAGCTTGTTTTTTAGCAGCTCCTTGAGCGCCTCCATTTTTATATGCGGTTGGTATGATATATCCGGAAATTCCAGTAATATCCAGAAATGTTAATATTAGAACAGTATAGCGCAGGATATTAAAGAACTTCATAAGTTTCTATTACTTATATAAAATAATAAGATTGTATCATTTTTTATATAAGAATAAAATTATATAAAAAATGATTAATACATTATATCAATATCTAATTGCGATATATCATAATTAATTATGGATTACGATGATGATATTTGGAATATATTAACAAAAATAAAGAATGACGCGGGCAGCGGTGGCAGCGGTAGCAGCGGTAGCGAAAAAATTATTTCAAATAGTAAATCAACTGATTCTGTTAATTCATTAGATATTGGCAACATTGATATTAATAGTAATTCTTGCGGCTGTGGATGTAGCGAGGTTATTAGCGAGGATAATATGCAGATATGTAAAAATTGCTCAGCAATCGTCTCAAAACTGATTGAGAATACTGCTGAATGGCGTTTTTACGGGAACGACGATAATCGCGATGGCGACCCTTCGCGCTGCGGATTACCTACTAATAATTTATTACCCAAATCATCAATAGGTTCTATGATTGGCTGTGGATACAAAGATAATATTGATATTCGTCGTATTCGTATGTTTCAAATGTGGAATAGTATGCCTTATGACGAGAGAACATTATGGAATGTATTTGATAAAATGACAGGAAATACTATTAACAACGGGATACCTCAAAAGGTTATAGATGATGCCAAGGTTCTTTATAAGAATGCGTCTGAAAAGAAAATATCGCGCGGGGACAACAAGGAAGGGCTAATAGCATCTTGCATATATCACGCGTGCCTTTTAAACAAAATCCCAAAAAGTTCAAAAGATATTGCGGCGATGTTTAACATATCCCACGTAACCCTTAATAAAGGCAATTCGCGTTTTCAAACACTACTGCAAATTAATGTGTCATCTCCCGAGCCTATGGATTTCATCGCACAATATGGAAATAACTTGAATATGCCTATTAAAGATATTGATAAATGCAAGGAATTGGTTAAATTAATTGAGGATAATGACATAATGAATGATAATTCGCCTACATCTTCAGCAGCGGGTATCTTGTATTATTATGCAAGTGTTAAAAATCTTGGATATTCAAAGAAAACTTTTGCGAAAGCCTGCAATGTATCAGAGGTAACCATTATAAAATGTTATAAAATTATTAATAATCACCATAATTTTATAATATCGCATAAAAATAACATATTTGATTTATGAACAATTCGTTTATATATATATATATATAATCCCTTAATATAAATAATAATATGGATAATGAATTATTTACATTAATTTGTAATGGAGATATACAGAACAGTATAATGTTAAGCACGAAAATAATTTTTTTATATGAAACTATTGATGTATTAGAAAATGTTTATATAAATGTATGTGCGTATATTGGTTCATTTATATCCTTGTATGATATAAGTAAATTGACAGATATCTATAGTTCTCTTAAAAATATTATTGAGAATGAAAAGCTGGTTATCAAAGATATCTATGTTATTATTTCAAAAATGTGTATTCTATGTGATATCTATAATAAGCACCCTAATGCTAAATGCGGAAATATGTCTATAAAAGTTTTGAAAGACAAAATAGCTGTGCAATTTAATAATAATGATTTGAAGTTATCTCATAACGGTATTATGCGTTTTGACGGGATAATACCACCGCACGACCACGAGAATTATGTGCTCGCCACGAAGATAATTGCTATAATTATAAAAACCATTAAGTCAACTGATGATATATCAGTAGATGAAGGGGATACGCTTGTTGACATCTCAAATAAGCTGAGGCATATCATAGATTATATATTGCGAACGAAATATAAATTTGAAACAAAGTTTTATAGCAGCGACAATGATAATGCGTGGTTTTTATGGGGTGTATTCAGTGTATTGTATAAAAACGAGATATTTAATGATGCATTCTGGTTATATAATTATGAATATAAAAAAAAATATCGCTCAAAACGCATAGGTATATTATGGTCTCTGCCTATTATTAGCATATACACGCATAAATGCGATATATCTAAGGGCTGGAACTCAAAGGAAAGCAATGTTATCGCAAAAATTGAAGAGATATCTATTAATCTATATAATGAGCTGAGGCGTAAAATTATAAAAGAAAATCCTGATAAATTTGAGAATAATAAAAAAGCTCAGCAGGATGCTGATAAATACGATGGGTTGAAATATATAATTAACTATGTTCCTGTATTGAGCGGTGGCGGTAGTAGTGGTAGCTGCGAATATCCAATATCATCTCAAATAAATGCAAAAAATAAAGAGGAGATTAGACATATATCTTATTAAATATTTATTATTTATTATTTTTTATAAAAATTGCTATATTTTATTTTTAAGTTAAATACATAAATTACATAACTCTTTGTGCTGGGTGGCAATGACTGATCGTTGCAAAAAAAGGTGCTATGATATGAAATTGTTTATTTTAGAATGGGTCGCTCTTAATCCGGAAGCAGGAAGCGGAATTAAATATATTAGTAATCTTAATAAAGCAGACTTAATAAAGGTATGTTTATATATAAATGGTAAAATAAGCAAGGATGTATTGATGGAGGTTATAATTGCAAGACAAAATTATTTTAAGGAAATCTATGCAAAAAAGAAAGAGAATTAATAAATATGTCCAATATTATAATTAAAAAAATAATAATTGATACATTCTATTTAATAATAGATTAAGGACAAAACTATAAGAAGAAGCGAACAACACGAACCAAGAGCAAACAAACGACAATAATGGGAGGCAATGTTATTATCGGGATTAAGAGCATTGCAAAAC